AATTCAGGTAATAAACTTGTATTAGCCTCAAGAAAAGTAATTACTTACTTAAATAAATTAGGTAATGGCTCTTTCTTAAATAATTCTGTTGGTTCATCTCAATATAGGTTAGATGTATCAAGTGTTCCTGGAGCATTTGGACATACAGTAACAGTTGTAAATACTATATTTGGTAATTTACACTTTGTTGCTGAACCTTTATTAAGAGGTCCATGGGAAAATTACTGTGTTGCAGTTGATATGAAAAATGTAGCATACAGACCATTAGTGGGTAACGGTATGAGTCGAGATACCTATATAGAAACTAATATCCAAACACCAGGACTTGATGGTAGACAAGACCAAATCATCACTGAGTCTGGTTTGGAGATTCAAGTTCCTGAAACTCACGCAATTCTTAAGTTTTCTTAAGTAGGAGGTTATTATGGCTTGGACAGAAAGTACAGTTAATGGTTATACAGTTCTCGAAGAGACTGGCTTAACTATTGCAGACAACGAAGGTGGAGATACTGAATATGTTACTGTTTCATCTGTTATAGACACTGGTTTATATCCAGGATGGGAAGGTGCTAAATTCCCAGTAATGGTTAAAGTGACTACAGCAGGTGGTGGTGCTGGAGTAATGGATGCGTTTTTGCAAACATCTACTCAAAGTGCTGCAACAGGTGACACTTTTGGTGGTAGTTCTGTAACTCCTTTATGGGCAGATGCTACAAGCGCGCAAGATTTAACTGCGACTTGTTTAGTAAATGCTACTACTTCTAATACTGGGCAAATAGATGCTTCTAGTGTAGCAGCTCCTTATGCGAGAATCGCACTTAAGGTTGCTAGCACAACAGATATAGCAAATAGTACTGGTAGATGTACTGTTACAGTTGCTATACCTGGAGGAAAATCAACTAAAATTGCAACAGTTGGTGGTATAGGAGCCGACCCATCTTAGTGGTTAGGTAACTAATAAATTATAAGGGGTCTTCGGGCCCCTTATAAGGAGAGAAAATGGCAAGAAAAGTATATAGTAGCAGTGTAGGAAATAAACATAATTCTAGAGTCAAACCAGATACTAGAAGGAAGTATAACAATAAAAAGAAAAAAGGTAAGTAATGGCAGCAGAATCAGGTTCAAATAGACCAAAAGCGCCAGGTTCAATGACTGGAATGTCTCCTATATCTCCTGATATAGGAACTTCTTCATTTAGTTTTGGAGGAAAACCTCCTATAGAATTTATGCAATTTCTATTAGGTGAAGAAATTTTTACTTTATTTGGTGATTCTATGTTAAATGAAGCCTTTGAATCAGCTTTTCAAACTGTCTCAGAATTTATAGAAGATAGTGTTATTTTAGAAAATTTAGGAAATTCAAATAGTTACTCTGAAATAGTAACAGCCACATATAATGCACAAAGTTTTTCATACGGAAAAAGAATTTTAAGAGTATTAAGGGAAAATACAACAGATGAAGATACTTTTACAGATACACAATATTACTATCCTTGTAGAAAAATAAGTCAACATAACGATAATGCCTTTAATCCAAATAGTATATTTTATGAAAATGACCCCTTTGACCCTGTATGGTATATATCTGATGATGGTGGTATAAAAATAGCACCTAAAGATGCTTCTTCTCAACCAGTTGGAAAAGTTTATTATATGTCTTTTCCTAAGTTTGGTTTAGGTAAAGAAGATGACGCAAATATTACTCATAATTTAGGAAATACTTCTGGGTTTAATAACTTCTCTTTAATTGGAGGAACTGATGAAGAACAGATATTTTATGGGTTACCTATTGAAGCTAGAGTTTTAGTTTATCTTGATATGGCTTTAAATCTTTGTATGGGTTATATAAGTAATCATGTTCAAGATGATGAAGATACTGAACTGGTAACTTTATTAAATGCCCAAGTAGAATTTTTAACTGGGAAAAGACAAGCTGAATTACAAAGAATAGTTGGTCAATTTGGTGCAGCTAAAAATATAGGAATGTCTAATGAATAAACAGCAGATAACAGAACTATTAAGACTTCATCATAAAGATGTAAGTAACAGACAATTAGAAATGTATATAGAACAATCTGCTAATAGGATAGCTGAAAGAACTGGTGCTATAAAGAAAACATTTTTAATTAGTTCCGTAGCAGGTAAAAGATGGTATGATTTAAATCATAGTATTATAAAGATAAATAAAATTTACTTTAATGATGTTAAAATACCTAAACTTATAGGAGACCCTGTAATAGATGATGATGAAGTAACTGAGCCGAATGATGGTGCTGATACAGCTTTATCTGCACCCACAGCAAATGCTGAAAATAAAAGATTTTGGATGATTAGCGATTATGATAGCGATGCTTCTAATGCAAAAAATAAAAGATTAGGTATAGTTGAAAAAGTAACAAATGCTGTAACAAGAGATGGTAGAACAAGTAATTATCAATCTTGCTCTATAACTGGAACATCTAATATAAGAGTTTATGCAGATGCATTCGCAAGTCTCTTTGCATCTCATACAGTTGGTACAGATGAAGATGATGCTATGTTATCAACAGTAGGTCCTTTAAAAGATATACCAACAGCATTCCATGAGGTACTTTTAACTGGAGCTATAGCTATAGGATATAAATATCCACCTACTCTTGATTTTAATGTATCTGCAGCTTTTGAACAAGAATTTGAAAAAGGAATAAGAAGAATTAAGAAACACGAAAGAACTAAAGTTTCAACTGGATTTATTAAACCACAAGACTTTTAAATAGGAGAAAAGATGGACTTAAAACAAATGATAGCTGATTACGTATTTAACGATAAAATGAAAGACAAGATTATCAATAAATTAAATGATAATGTAGACGTTCCTTTTATTTCTGAAAAAACAGAAGAAAAAATATTAATTGCAATATATGATTCTGTTGAAGAAGTTGTTAAAGAAGCTATTTTAAAATAATGATAGACAAGTTGTTCGTTCTACTTAATGATATTACTGATAGAAATAATGGTGATATTATTGAAAAGATAGGTATAGAAGATGTTAAATCTTATAAAACCAGACCTAAAGAGTGCCCAAGCTGTAGTAAAAAAAATATGGCTGGACTTGAAGTACTAGGAGCTTATAATAGCAGTTTAATATGGCAATGTATGGGGTGTGGAGATAGATTTTTAAAATTAAATAGAACAAGAACACTGAAACTTTTGGAAGACGCGACTTCCGCCTGGACTAACCCAAATGATTGGGGAGAAATTGACAAAGAACTAAATTAGGAGAGTCTATGGCAAAAGACAAAGGTGTAATAAAGCGTGTGATTGTCACACCAGACAAACATGCTCCAATACACGACAAAGCAGCAATAAATGTTGTGAAAAAGGCAATAGAGATAATTAAACCAGACGCTTATATAGATTTAGGTGATTTGGGGGAATGGAACAGTGTATCACATTGGCAGTGGAAAAGAAAGAAAATGCCACCTCTAGAGTATATTATACCTAGAATTGATAAAGATGTGAAAGGTGTTAACGAGCTTCTTGACAGTATAGATGAATCTTTAGATAAGGCTAATTGCAAAGAAAAATATATATGCGGTGGCAATCATGATGAATGGTGTAATATGTTTGTAGACCAACATCCGTATCTACCACAATACAAATTTGAAAATAGCACAGATTTAAAAGGCAGAGGATACAAGTATTATCCTTCTGATTTAGAACCTAAAAGGTGGTTAAAAATAGGTAAACTATATTATTATCATGGGCATCATAAATCAGGTATGCATCACGCTAAAGCACATTTAATGTTAGGTGCTAATGTAATGTATGGTCATCATCACGGATTACAACAAGCATCTGTAACTCATATAGACGGACCTAAGTCTGCTTGGAGTTTAGGATGCTTGAAAGATATGAGTCCTGAGAAGAATAGATGGCTTGGAGGCAAAGCTATAAACTGGGCACATGCTTTTGCAGTAGTTGATTACTTTAAAGGAGGTTTGTTTACTGTGCATATAGTACAAATAATAAATGGCAAAACCTCATTATGGGGGGAGCTGATAAATGGGAATAAGTGATGGACATACTAGCAGTATTGGAACAATTTGGAATACCAGTGGCAGTAGCGATGGCGTTCGGATTCTTTATCTGGAAACAAAATCGGTTCATTCAAAGTACTTTAATGCAAGAACTGGACCAAGATTTCAAGAGGTTGGAAGGTATTATTATAAAGCTTATAGACCAACAAAAAATAATACAAATCGAGCAGAAGGGGTTAAATAGGCAATATCATGCTTTAGTGGAGATAATAGCCACTTTATCAGGAAACGGTCTAAAACACAAGTTTATGCGCAAAATGGAGAAAAACGATGATTGATAAGAAAGTATCTATAGGAACATTACTTACAATAGGAACTGTACTTGCTGGTATAATTTATACTCATGGAGTATCAACCGAGAAAATAGAAACAGTTAAATCAGAACAAACTAAAGTTGTTAAAAGAGTTAAAGTTAACGAAGATAGTATTGTTGATTTAAAAATAGGTCAAGCTAAGATTGAAACTAAATTAGATGATAGATTTAACAGATTAGAAGAAATACTAATGGAATTAGAATAATGGGGTTATTTGATAAATGGACAAAGGGTGAGAAACCTA